ACAAAGAGGTTTACTATGCCAATTACTATCAGGTCTACTCAAAGGTTAATACCACAATTACGGTATTATGATGCTAACAAAGTGTTAATATCGACCTCTGAAGCCCTGGTATATAAGACGCGTAGTATTATCAATGATGCTGCCAAGGACAGCCGTCCTTATCCAACTGGTAATCCTCGGTATAGTCCTACTGGACAACCCGAGCAATACCGTAAGTTGTATAAAGATGGCGTTATGGAAAGTCCATTTTTGCCATTTTACACCATTTGGAAAAAGTCTCAGTCTCAAGTATTGAGCCCTGACGTTTTCCTTGATGTATTCCCATCGCAACTCGATTGGCAAACTAAGATGCGCCTTGAGATCAAAGATCTCGCGGTTAATCTTGGTACGTCACTCGTGGAGTATCGGCAAACTGCTGATATGTTCCAACGTTTTGCGAGTGGGGCGGCTGGTGCTTGGCGTCGCTTCAGATCAGTACGATCATTGAAGGGACGTAAGCGCCTTACGCCATGTGATGTAGCAGCTGCAGAGCTGACCGCATCGTATGGTTTAGAACCGCTGGCAAATGATCTATTCGACAGTGCCATGGCCCTGCAGCACAGGTTGGAGTTCCCTATTTATACCCGATTTGTTTCAAAACAATCGGATAGGGGAACTGCTACTCGTTATGCAGGCGGCGATGTCAGTATAGATTGGCAAATGTCACAGAGAGCAATCTGCTACGTTAAAATCAGCCCGAATTACAATCAATTTACGATTGGTAATCCAGCTGAACTAGCGTGGGAGGTTGTGCCTTTTAGTTTTGTCGTCGATTGGGCAATCCCAATCGGAGACGCTTTGTCAGCGCTTGATGCTCTGACTAACGTCGACGGACTAATTGGTACTGTGACAACAAAGAGGAAATACCGTCATAACTTTATACCCGCCAATGTTTTATCTGATGGGTATTTGCTCCTGAATCCGTCATCTATGACGTATGAAGGTGCTAAGCGTGACGTTATTTATTCCATTCCTCTACCGAGAGTACCGACTTGGAATCCTTCCAAATCGTGGCGTGCCATAACTCATGGCATTTCACTGTTGACTACTCTCAATAAACGTTGCAGCCAGAGAAATCCCTGGAGGTAACGTTTTGAGGTCTACTGGTAATTCTGCCAGTATACCAAGAACGGTTTTAGAATCCTTCTACTACCGTAACAACCCTCCCTGTGGAGGACCACGTGGGGTATCCCACGATAACCTTGAGGTGGTGACATTGAAAACTTACCCTGGAATTTCTTCCCGGAAGCGTTCACTAATCTGTTCCATTTATGAGGTCGCTGCTTTGGCCGCTGAGAATGGTTATAACTTTTCTCTACCGTCCCAAGTTTTGATTCTCTTTAATGAAACTACATTAGCTGGAGTTCTTTCTGATCTCCGTGATGTCTATACCGCGTCTCAATTTCTGAGACTTAACCTCAAACAATAGGAGTATAACAATGCCAAGTGCATCCACAATAGCTCTCTTTGATGGAGCTGCAACCCCCGTGTCTCATGACTTTGAGCCTTTGTCGATTACCCCCGGAAAATCAGTTCTGGTTAACCGGGAATCAACGACATCGGCCGGTCAACTCCAGTTAATTATTGGAGTTGATCCTGCTAAGTCAGGTCGTTCAACCAATCGTGTAAACGTTCGGTTCAACTACCCAGTCGAGCAGACTGTCGATGGGATTACGAGTGTTGCTTACACTGCCCGTTGTTCTCTTGATGTCGTACTTCCTGAGCAGATGACCCAGGCTCAACGCAATGACGTCGGCGCATATATCAAAAATGCGCTGGCCGACACCGTGGTGAACGCCTTGATCACTGATCTGGACCCGATGTACTAGTTTAAAACCTAGTGCCTCGTTTCCACTCAGTAGCCGATGTTTTGGCTAGTACGAAACGGTGTCCGTTCTTAATCATAATTAGGTTAAGTGTATTTACAACTCTATACTTGTATAGTATTGTAAAAGGACGCCGTTAGATTTAATTATCACATCACTAGAAGGACAATTGCTATGTCTAATCATTTTACGATAGACATGACTTCTAACTTTCGGCTAGAAGTCAGCACTGCACAAGCCTTGTGCTCGTTGATCGATTCCCCAAGGGCTTTGACTGTGTTCATCATGTGTAAATATGGTGAATGGAGTCAGTTAGTTGATCTTGAGATGGATGCAAGTCTTTACGAGGACCACAGCAATTTCGCTGATGATTACCTTGTTACTTCCATTCTCTCGAAATCTCCTAATTTACCTTTAGGGCTTGATCTTGAGCAAAAGGCTCTGGATTCCTTCAAGGAATCTGAAGACAGTTGTAGAAGGACGAACGAGTTTTTCCTCAAAAACCGGATGGATGATAATAATATCATCCGTCAGGCCAAGAAGATAATTCGTAAATCCTTAGGGCCATTATGTCGGCGTGATCTCGACTTTGTCGAATCACGCTTTCGTTTTGGCCCCGGTGCTACAACTGGTGTGCGGGGCAGCGGTAGTGTGCTGTCAGATAAATATGATGAAGAAATTCATCTGACCTCGGATCTTATACCATTCTATCGGGCTATGCTCGGCGAAACTTGGTGGGCTGAAAGAGCTCACCCTGTTATCGTTGAAGGTAATAGATTCACAACCGTTCCGAAGAACGCTAAGACGAAACGCGGTATTTGCATCGAACCGACGTTGAACATTTATGGTCAACTCGGTGTTGGTGCATTACTCCGTGAACGTCTAAAACGTTTGGATACCGACCTATCAAACCAACATGTCAATCAACGTATGGCCGAAAGGGCATACGCTGATAACCTAGCTACTATAGATTTATCAGCAGCTAGCGACAGTATTAGTTGGAAGATAGTGATGGATCTCTTCCCCTCTGACTGGTTTGAACTTCTAGATGTTTTCAGGAGTCCATATTCAGTTGTTGGTGATGAGACCATAGAGTTGGAGAAATTCTCCTCTATGGGTAACGGATACACGTTTGAGCTAGAGTCTTATATATTTAAGGCTATAGCAATGGCATGTGTCCCGGTCCATCTACACGATGATGTATGTGTTTACGGTGACGATATAATCGTTCCGCAAGCATATGCATCTAGTGTTATCGGTGCTTTAGAGTTCTTAGGCTTTAAAGTGAACACTAAGAAGAGTTTCCTGGCTGGAAACTTCTTCGAATCATGCGGCACTGACTGGTTCAAAGGCCATAATGTGCGCCCTTTCTATCTTAGACAACAAAAAGGTAGTAAAATACCTTATGTTGTTCAGATAGCCAATGCTTTAAGGTTATACTCACGTAGAACCTTAAACAACCTTGCTTGCGACAGCAGATTCCGGGATCTTTGGCTCCAATTGTATAAATTGGCGCCTCGAAACTGGAAAAAGTGTCGTGTGCCTCTCTCGTTTGGCGATTCAGGTTTCATTGTTAGTCACAATGAGGCCCGGGTTCACCACGCGCGTGATGGCATACAAGGATGGATAGTGCTTCATATGCAGTTAAAACCCATAAGACGTCGTAAGACATCTATTGGGCGACTGCTAGCAGCACTCGCATGTCCGCACCCCGAGATTGCCTCCCTTGGTTTTGAACCAAGAAGAGGCTTCCTCGGAAAAGCGGTTCCTAAGAGGGCCATTGTTTTCCAATGGTCCGAAGGTCTTGACTGGGTCTAGTAATAGACCCAGTCTTTTCCTCCCTCTTTTTGTTGAGGGTGGG